GTCCTCAAGGACTCAAAGAAGAAGCCATCACCGCCATTAAAGCCGCACTAGAAGCGAAGGATGAGAAACAAAAGCCAGTAAACATCAAGAAAGTGGCCGAGGAGCACGGCATAAATTTGCCGACCGAGTTTGTGCCAAAACACGATGAATCCAAAGCCGCTATACAGTCTCTCACCGATCAATGCGCCGCGCTGATTTGGGAAAGAGACGAATTGCAAAAACAAATGTGGCGATCTGAGAAGCAGGAGCCTGTGGCGTGGGTAGATGAGAGAGCCATTGCGTGGTTAGCAGAACATCCTAACGGAAATGTTACTACTAAACTTGAGTTGCAAAAGTCGTTTGAACGCCCAATGCCTCTCTATACAAACCAAACACAACGCAAGCCGCTGACGGATGAGGAGATTGGTGAAGTAGCAATTAAGTCTCAAGACGGAATTTCACCGCATGACGATACTTTGCGTTTTGCCAGAGCCATCGAAGCCGCACACGGCATTAAGGGGGAAGTATGAAATACAGATGCTCTAAATGCAAGCGTATCTACGACCGTGACAGCACAAAGGCGTGGATAAAAAGTTACTGCACAACATATGACCGGTACGCTCGTCTGATGCGGGTAAAGGAAGACACCAAATGATTCACACCGATGAAGACGATGAGTTCGAGCGCATTGCACGTGAGAACAACATGAAGGGGCAACCCTACCACTTTGATCCTGTGTTCGTGTCTGTATCACAGCGCAACCAAGTACTGGAAGAAGCTGCTAGGCTGTGTGAGGACAAAAACACATTATTGGCGTGGCCTACATTTGCCGCTGCTATTAGAGGACTAAAGAAATGAATTTATCCCAAGGCAAACTTGCCGATGGTCTGGTGTGCGAGTTACTCGAGGTCATCTACAAGTACGAAGAATCAATGATCTTGCCAACGGTGCTTGGCATCTTGGACATCGTGAAAGTGCAACTACTTCAAGAACACATGGCGGAGGACGACGATGTTGAATGACCTTTTGTTGGTGGCTTTGTTGCCCGCCATCATAATATTGGTTTGGGTAGGCTGTCTAATCTACGAGCACTACTCTACTGACTGCCGCCATGAATACGACGAATGGTACTCGTTTCCAAGCGAGCATTCCTACGTTCAACAGAAACAATGCAAGAAGTGCAAGTTTGTTTACACCTACCAAGAAAGGAAAATCGGCCATGAGAATCATCGTATACACAAAGACTAACTGCCCCAACTGCCTTGCGGCAAAGCAACTGCTAGAGTCAAAGGGTTTGGAGTACATCGATGTAGATATAGAACGAGGTACTCGGTGGGAGAACATGCTGAAGGAATACCCTGACGCACGTCAGATGCCGCAGATATTCATCAACGATCAGCGCGTAGGTGGCTTGGCAGGACTGCAGGCGGCGCTCCAAAAACTAGAGACGATCAATGAACACTACAAGAATTGACCAAGCATGTTATGACAGGGGCTGTGCTTGCTACGATGACCGAGTGGATAGCGATCCAGTCGTAGTTGTAAAACTTGAAGAAGAACGCAAGCGTTGTGCAGCCATAGTCAGACGAGCAATCGTTAGAAACAAAGACAACATCATGCATGTGCAGATACTGAAGCGTGTGCTTGAGAAAATAACCAACCCGAGAAATAAATGAACGGCTTTGCCAAACAACAAATGGACATTGGCAGTAAACAACCAATACACCCATTAAAACTTTGCAACAAATGCGAAGAAAAAAGACCGCCCGAAGGCGGCATTCAAATCAACCCAAGCAAGTGGTATTGCGCTTCATGCTGGGCCAAGCGAGTCACCGTTAGAAACCTCAAGTAACCACAAAGGAGCATCATGGAAAATCCAAACGAAATGCAAGTTGGCGGCAGCCACTACAAAGAAATGCCTGTGCAACCATGGGATGTCATGGAAGCCGTCCTAACGAAGGAGGAGTTCATCGGCTACCTCAAAGGCAATGTCATCAAGTACTCGATGCGAGCAGGCCGTAAAGAAGGCAGTGACGATGCAGGCAAAGCCATGCACTACAAGTACAAACTGCAAGAGGTGCAGTCATGAGTCTGCTAGGGGCACTAATCGGCAGTAACAGTGGTTTGTTTGCGGCTTCTCAGGCAACCCAGATTAGCGCCATAGGGCAGGCACAACTACACGGCTCATCAGTTCACTACTCCGACAAGCCACGCATGAAGAACAAAACACTTTTCAGCGGACGCATCGAAGTTCAGCAAGTTACCAACGGCTACATCGTCAACATCGCAACGCGAGAAGGCTATGAGTTCGACACGCACATCGCGGCAACTGTCAAAGATGTTAACGACATCATCTCCACAGCAATCGTGGCATTCCAACTGGAGGCTTAATGAAGCCAATATACCTAGACTTTGAGACGTACTGGGATGCAACCCACACGCTCTCTCGTATGTCACCAACTGAGTACATACAACACCCTGATACAGAAATCATCTCGGTGTCGATCAAGGAAGGCGACGAGCCAACCTATGTCCTGTTTGGTGAAGACAACATTCGCAGGCATATGCAGGCGATGGACTGGTCAGACGCTATGGCTATCGGTCATAACATGTCTGGCTTTGACGCAATGATCCTTGCATGGCGCTTGGGTATCAATCCTAAGATGTACGGGTGTACGGCTGCAATGGCACGTTCCAAGTACTCTAAGACCTCTGTGTTCTTTGGCGGCAAAAACCTTACAGGCGTGTCACTCAAGAAGCTAGCCGCTGAGTTTGGTATCGGTGCAAAGCTAGACCTCGAAGCTACCAACACCAAAGGCAAACACCTCGTCAACTTCAGCGAAGATGAGATCGCCGCAATGGAGGAGTACAACAAGGTCGATACCGATCTGTGTGCAAAGCTGTTCAAGCAACTGGCCAAGGGATTCCCGAAGCAGGAGCTGGTGTTGATAGACATGACTACACGCATGCTTGTCGAGCCGCAGTTCGAGTTGGATAAGCCCAAGGTAAAGCTTGCTTTACAACAAGTGAAAATAGATAAGCGTGAGTCTTTACTTGCGTTGGCTAAAGCCTTAGACATTGGTACGTTTGCAGCTAGCGCCCTTGAAGGTAATAGCATGGAGGAAACCGTGCGTAGCGAGTTGGCATCAGCCGCCAAGTTCGGTGCGTTACTAGAGAAGCTCGGTGTTGAAATACCCATGAAGGTATCGCCAACCAACCCAGCCAAGATGACACCAGCACTGGCTAAGACAGACGAGGCGTTCATCGCCCTACAAACGCATAAAAACCCCCTTGTAGCTGCCGCAGCGATGGCTAGGCTAGAAGTTAAGTCTACGCTGTTAGAAACGCGCCTAGAGGCTTTTATCAAGGCTGCAAATGTATGTGACGGCAAGATACCAGTGCCGCTCAAGTACGCCGGTGCAGATACAACAGGCAGGTGGTCAGGTGAGCAGTACAACATGCAGAACTTACCCCGCATCGGCCCATCGCCTAGACCATCAGATGCGTTGCGCATGTCGCTCCGGGCCCCCGAGGGCTACAAGATCATCGTGTCCGATCTGTCGGGTATCGAGTTGCGTGTCAACATGTTCTTATGGAAGGTTCCCTATGCTATCGAATTATTTAAGGCCAGCCCTGATAAAGCAGACTTGTACAAGTACTTTGCTGCGAACAATCTCTACCGAATTGAGGAGAGTCAAGTCACCAAAACCCAACGTCAAGTTGGCAAGGTCGCACATCTTGGGCTGGGGTTCGGCGCAGGCGGCGCTACGTTCCAAAAGGTTGCGAAGCTAATGGGCGGTGTGGACATGGACTTGCAGGAAGCTACAAAGGTAGTAACCGCATATCGCGATGCACACTTCGAGATTGCCGATGGGTGGAAGGCGTTTCAAAGTAACCTCACCAACATCAAGCAGGGCATCGAGTCATCCATCGATCCGTGGGGCATGTGCGTTACAGAGAAGAACGCAGTTCGTTTGCCATCAGGTCGTTGCATCTACTACCCTGACTTGAAACAAGAACGTGATGACAACGGTAAGCTCGAATGGTGGTATGGCAACGGTCGTACTCGCGCTCGCATCTACGCAGGAAAGGGCGTAGAGAATTTAGTTCAAGCGCTTGCACGTGACGTCATTGCAGAGCATGCAGTCAAGTTCTTTAAGGCTACCGGTATGCGGCCAGCACTCACTGTGCATGACGAGCTTGTGTATGTAGTTCCAGAAGATTCCGCAGAGTCTCACTTGGATACATTGCAGACCATCATGCGTCAAGGTGTGTCATGGTGGCCCGAGTTGGTGACATGGTCTGAAGGTGATATTGCGAGCTGTTATGGCGAAGCAAAATAGTGTTGACGAATCGCAGAAACCTGTTAAAGTGGGGGCTAACAACCACGAGTCTCCAAGCAACGAATGTCGCTTTGGGGGCGAAATCCTATGGAGCAAGCATGGCTAACCCAGCTTGGACTTATTCGCAACTAGACACGTTTGAAACGTGCCCGAAGAAGTTCTATCACCTTAAAGTAATCCGCGATATTGTGGAACCCCCGACGATTCACACCGAGTGGGGAACCAAAGTGCATACGGCATTTGAGAACTTCATCTTGCATGGAGAACTCTTGCCCGACGGCATGACACAGTGGCAACCACTGGCTGACAAACTTGCAGCGCTCAAGGGTGCGAAGTTTCCTGAAAGGCAATACGCTGTTGACAGAGACTTCCAACCTTGCGACTGGAAGAACGCATGGACACGAGGCATCGCAGACCTTGTTGTGATCTCAGGTAAGAACGCCGCCGTCATGGACTACAAGACTGGTAAGCGTAAGCCCACAGAACAACTTGATCTGTATGCCGCCTATGTGTTTCACCACCACCCCGAAGTACAGAAGGTAACGACTGGCTTTGTGTGGCTCAAGGAAAAGAAGATCGACTGGCAAGTGCGTGAGCGTGCAGACCTTGCAGGCATATGGCAGAACCTACTGCCACGAGTACGCAAACTTGAATCAGCATACGAACGTGATTCATGGCCAGCTAGAACATCAGGGCTCTGCAAGGCGTGGTGCCCCGTTACGTCATGTGACTTCAACGGGAGGAAAGCATGACGCCAGAAGGAAAAGTTAAAGAAGCTTGTAAGAAGTTTCTCAAGGAACGAGATGCATTTTTCTTTATGCCCGTGTCCAACGGCATGGGTCAAGTCGGCATCCCCGACATCATCATTTGCTACCGTGGAATCTTTGTCGCCATTGAGACAAAAGCTCCCGGAAAACGTGCGAATGTAACTGACAATCAGAAGAGAATCATGGAGAATATTCGAGACGCCGGAGGGTTTGCGTGGGTTGTCGACGACCCCTCAGACATGGGCGCTTTGTTTACCGCACTCGATGCATACAAAAAACTAAATTCTTAACCACGGAAATTTAATCATGGCCCACACAACAGATGAAAAAGATTTTGTACCACTAGCGGCGCTGTTTAGAGCTGCAAAGAAAATCGATCATGCTCCTAATGATCCAAGTTTATACGCCGCAGATGCTATCTTTGTAATGTCTCCAAAAACAGCAGTGGCTGTTGAACAACTTTGTGAAAAACAAGATGGAACACCAATCACAAGCATTGACGATTTGCACTTACCGTATAACTCTATCATCGTGGAAATGCCGCTAACACCGGAAGTTCAAGCGTACAGAAATAAGATCAGCAAAAGCTCTACTGCCATACCAGTGCGAAGAGTTGGCGCGCTAATGAGGCAGTCTACAGATGCAGACGCAAAGTACGTTACGTTTTGGCCCTTTTGGGAATTTGAAAATGGCGCTTTGGGGGCAGGAGCTATCTGTCTAATGCTGGCTGAAGGGGATAACCTTTCATACCCATTTAAACTTATGCCGGGAACTACAAGACTGCATCAAGCCGTCATCCCCTCGTCGCTTGTAATTCATGCGGCTACGAACCTGAATTTGTCAGAGCAGCAGCAACTAAAGTTTGTAGACTCTCTTGTGTCAAACCCCATATACGTGGATGAGTCTATCGAAGAGGTTAGCCCATTGTTGTTTGCGTGGGAGACTTTAATTAACTGCAAGTCAGGGATTACACGTACAAAAGTTACACCTAAGCCAACAAATCGTTTGCTGGGCCGCCGTAAGAAAATTATGGCAAATACGGAATACACTGTGATCTCTCTGACCGCAGTAGAAACCGTGTCAAATGGGCAAAGCGCTCAACGCGCCGATGTGGAAGCCCATCTAGTACGCGGCCACTTCAAGCGCCGCAATAGCGGTGTGTATTGGTGGAACCCCTTTATTAGGGGGACTGGAGAGTTAAAAGAACGTAAAGCATACATCTTAGAAGGAGCTTAGAAATGCCCAAGTCAACCCCTCAAAAACTTGCATACCAAAAAGCCTACAACGCACGGCCCGAAGAAGTTGCCAAGCGTGTGAAGAACAACGCTGCACGTCGCGAAGCTATCAAGGATGGCAAGGCGCGTGTCGGTGATGGCAAAGACGTTGCACACAAGAAGTCACTGGAGAACGGTGGCGGTAATCACAAGAGCAATACAGCTGTGCAAGACCGAGCAACCAACCGTGGATGGAGGAAAGGCAGTGGCAGTTATAACCCAGATAAATGAAGGCTACTGGCGAGCTGACGGCTCCCGCATGTTCTTCGGTCAGAAAATCCCGGATGGTATTGCACAAATCCAACTAATGCGAACGTACCACACCCTCTACGATCTTGAACTTAGATGGATGACTAAAAATGCAGAAGAGCATTTCATGCCATTCGAAACAACCGATGAATGTGTTAATGCCGCTCTAGTGGCCATGAAACTCACATGCTAATACACAAAGAAAAAAAGGCGGTGGTACTCCGCTTAAAAAATCCAAGTCGGGTGACAACAGTTATACCGACAGCTATCGAAGTAGACCACAAAGGACAACGGCTTGTAGCCGTTCCACACCGCCCCGACGAAACTCGGGTGTTAAGAAACTTAGGCTTTGAGGTTCCTGACCCCATGCCTATGCACTATGCGTTTCCCAAAGTCAGCGGACGCCACGAGCCGTTTGAAGCTCAACGTGAGACTGCGTCGTTTCTGTCTATGCACAGTAGGGCGTTCTGCCTTAACGGTATGGGCACTGGCAAGACCAACAGCGCACTGTGGGCGTATGACTACATGCGTCGCACGAAGATCGTAAACAAGGTACTCGTTGTGTGCCCGCTGTCGACGATGGAACGCACATGGGCTGACTCTGTGTTCAACACCTTTCCGCATCTCGATGCGGTAGTATTACACGGAACACGCGACAAGCGTTTGAAGCTTCTCAAGGAAGACGTACACATCTACATCATCAACATCGACGGCCTTACTACGATCAAAGACGAACTTGCCAAGCGACCAGACATTGATCTGATCGTCGTGGACGAGCTAGCCCTTGCGCGGAACTCAAGCACTGAGCGATGGAAGACATTGAATCTAATCTGCAACAAACAAGGCAACCGCCGTGTCTGGGGTATGACAGGTTCCCCAACGCCTAATGCACCAACAGATGCGTGGGCGCAGTGCAAGCTCATAACACCCGACAACACCAGTGTGCCTAAATACTTTGGTGCGTTTCGTGATCGTGTAATGCGGCAGTTGACACAGTTCAAGTGGGCAGCCAGACCCGAAGCTAACGATGTGATCTATCAGATGATGCAGCCGGCTATTCGGTTCTCACTTGACGATTGCACTGACTTGCCCGAGCAGATGTTTATCACCCGCGAGGTGGAGCTGACACCCGAGCAGAAGAAGGCTTACAAGGACATGTTGTCCAAGCTAGCCACTGAGTATGCAGGCGGCCAGATTCTGGCTGTGAACGAAGCAATCAAGGCAAACAAGCTAATTCAGATCGCCTGTGGTGTCGCATATGGGACAGACGGGACTGAGGTAGTGATCCCATCTAAGCCTAGAATGGATGTCTTGAAGGAAATCATCGAAGAATCTGAAGGCAAGGTGATTGTGTTCGTGCCACTGACTGGGGCCCTTGAGAGCGTAGCGACAGAGCTGCGTAAGGATTGGTCAGTAGAAGTCGTACATGGCGGCACTAGCAAGTCACAACGCGATCAGATTTTTTCTGACTTCCAACGAGGGTTTGACCCGAGAGTATTAGTGGCAAATGCGGCTACCATGTCACACGGGCTAACGCTAACAGCGGCAACTACCATCGTATGGTACGCACCGGTGCATAGCAATGAGATTTACGAACAGGCTTGCGCTAGGGTTAGACGCCCCGGCCAAACCAAAACCACTGTGATTGTGCATATCGCAGGCACAGACGTCGAAAGGCGTGTGTACAAGAGGCTACAAGACAAGCAGTCAATGCAAGGCATCTTGCTTGACATGATGAAAGAACAACCTGAATAGGAGGCGCTATCGATTACCGAAACCTTACCCCAATCAACCACAAACAAAAGGATACAAAATGAAACTCTCAGACGCAGTGAGCCTGTACATAAAGATGCGGGACAAGAAAGCGCAGATGAAAGCGGAGTTCGATGCCAGTGTCGCACCACTGAACGAGAAGATGGAAAAGCTAGAAGCCAAACTTCTGGACGTCTTCAACAAGACCGGCATGGACTCCGTCAAGACAGAATTTGGAACGGCGTATACCACGACTCGTGTTACAGCAAGCGTGGCAGATCGAGATATTTTTATGACTCACGTCAGAGAAAATGACGACTGGGCGCTGCTTGAAGTTCGAGCATCCAAATCTGCGGTAGAACAGTACCGCGAAAACAACAACGACTTACCCCCGGGTATATCTATGCGTGAAGAACGTGTAGTAAATGTCCGTCGTTCGTCGTAAACTCTTTCCCCCAACCACAGAAAATATCATGAATATTATTCCATTTGACTCCGGCTCCGGCTTGCCATCATTCCTGAAAAAAGTTGACGTAGCCACGCTGAACGCTGACTTGACAGCTCACGCTGGCGGCGGATTCCCAGTGATCTCCATCAAAGGCAAAGTGTTTGCAGTCGTTCGCGACGGTGAGCGCGAGTTGCAGATGAACCCTAAAGACCCCGACAGTGCAGCAACTAGCCTGAACGTGGTGTTGTTAAAAGTCAACAAGGGTACATCCAAGGTGTTCTACCTCAAGGGATACGACAAAGACACAAGCGAAGGTCAAAAGCCTGACTGCTACTCCAACGACGGCATCGAGCCCGCAGCCGATGCACAGAACAAGCAAGCCAAGAAGTGCGCAACCTGTGCCCACAACCAGTGGGGCTCTCGTATCAGCGAGCGCGGTGCTACCAAGGGTAAGGCATGTTCCGATGCAGTTCGCATGGCTGTAGCCCCCGCTGGCCAGCTTAATGACGCTATGCTGTTGCGTATCCCCCCTGCATCCATCAAGGCACTGGGTGAGTACGGTCAGATGTTGGCTAAGCGCGGTGTTGGTTACAACATGGTCGTTACTAAAGTTGGCTTTGACTTGCAAGCTGAATCTCCCAAGCTGACATTTGCTCCAGTTGGTTTGCTTGACGACGACGGCTTCGCTGAAGTTCAAGAGATTATTCAGTCAGACATTGTTGCTAGCATCCTCGGTAGTAACCCCATTGCTGGCGAGTTTACCCCTGCTCTAGAAGTAGAGGAAGCTCCCGCCCCTAAAGCTGCACCTAAGGAAGAAGCGCCTGCGCCCAAACCTGAAGTGAAAGCCAAACCCGCCGCTAAAGCCAAGCCTGCTCCCGCTCCAGTTGAGGACGATCTCGAACTCGATCTCGACGGTATCAGCTTTGACGACTAAGCAACTCAACGGGGCTTCGGCCCCAACTACTTCAACTCTTTAGGAAATTAAATGAACTACTCAATCAAACTCGAAATGAACCTTGACGCCAACGCTTTGCAAGTGTTGCTCCGTACCTTAGACGCCGGCCCACATGGTCTGATGCGCGGCATGATCGACAACATCATTCAACAAGCACAAGCTCAAGAGCAAGAAGCCCGTGCTGCTGCCGAAGCTGCGCCTACTGACGTGGTTGACGGCATGCCTGTCACTCCCTTACCCAACTAAACGACGATTGATTCAATCGGGAAGCCCGTGCGCGGGCTTTCTTTCGTTTAACTGGAGTAGTCATGAGTTGCAAAAATACAACAGCAGGAGATCACCATGGATGCCCTTGAGTTCCTC